CTCGTCTTTCCAATCTGATTGTCTAGCTTCTAGTAATTTGCCTTGATAAGCCTCTTCTCCACGTGCTTGTTTCTCTGCATGGAGTAATTGTGCCTCTGACATTGCCATTTTTGCCTTTTGTTTGTTGACATAAATCTTACTTCCAGCATTTAAAGCTAATTTTAAAGCACTAAACCACATTATTCGTCCCTTTTAATTACAACATTTGGTGTTGCACCCATCATATCTTTAGCATTAGGTAAAGTTTTTGATAAAATTGTTTTTTGAATTGATGTATCAGCTCTTAATTTTGCTAATTCTTCGTTTTGTTCAAGTTTTTCATCTTGATTTTCTTGTGCCATCATTGATTTCATTCTATCAAGGTTTAATCTTTCGTTAGCTTCTTTTTCTTTTCTAGCATTTTCTTGTGCTCTAAGATCAAGTTCTCTTGCTCTTAGTTTTGCAATAGGATCATTTGAGAAATCACCTACAAGTTTCTTCTCTTCATTCATAAACTCTTCCATCGCTTCAGCAATAATCGTTGCTTTTCTTGCTTCTATTTGTTGTTGAATTTGTTGAGCTTGCATTTGCATCTGTTGTGCCATTTGTGGATTCTGTTGCATCATCATTTGCATTTGTTGCAGTTGTTGGAACTCTTGTTTAAATTCTAACTCCACTTGTTCTTGAGACATAATCGAAATGTGTTCAAAAATATTTTTTTCTAATCCTGCCATAACTGGTGGATTATTTTTAGCCATACTTGTTGCCATAAAACTTAAGTGAGCCATAATATGAGCTCTGTGATCTTGACCCGGAAACGCTTGGAACGGTTTCCCTGCAAGAGCATCAATGTGCTCTAATGCAGGGTCCTTCGGTTGTGGGGGTTGTGGACGAATTAATATTGTGTCAACATCTTTGACACCAATCGCTTCATACATGTTTCGGTATGCTTGATATAAATTATGCATTTGTGGATTAGACATTGCCAATTGCAGCTCCGTTTGCGCAAGGGAGATACGCTGTGTCTGTGAAAAGATATTGGGATCTGCAACTGGCAGGATATCTACTCTGTCATCAAAGTCTGATTGTTTAATCATTCTCTGACCACCTACTACATCGTACGGATACTCTGCAGGTAGATAAAGTTTGAAAACTCGTGATAATAATTTGAATTCATTTTTTAATGCTGCATAAATTCTTTTATGAATTGCAGACATGGTTCTGCTTCCTCTTTCTAGCAAGGCGACTGTCGTTCCCACCGCAGCTTGCTGATTCCCGTCACCCACTTGAAGGTCCGCTATAGATGCAAAGCGCTGACCTGATTGTACAACGACACCCATTAATTGTAATAAGGTTCCAGATGGCTCTTTAAATGGAAGCATCATAAATGCATCTCTAATATTTCCACCCGGAGCGTCTACATCTCTAAACTCTCCTGGTTGTATTGACTGAGCATCATCTCGTATCCTAATTCCTCGTTGCTTAAATCCCGCTGGTAAGTTTGCTAAAGTTCCAGCGTCAAGTAATTGTCTTAATGCAGCTGTTGCTGTTCTTGATAATCCACCAATCATGTGAATCAAACCAAAACCATAAAAACCAAGTCCTGGTAAAAATTTAAAATGAACAAAATAAGAAACTTTTTTTCTCATTGGATCATTCTGTTCATAATTTCTTCTAATAGATAAAACTTCTCTAGAGTTTTCTTCAATCGTTACAATGTATGGAATTTTAATTCCTGTAGGCTCACCTTTATCGTCTTCATCTTCAAAACCTTGTAAATCTAAATTCACATGACATTCGAGTAATGTAAATATGTCTTCATCTTTTCCTGTTTTACTTACACCTTCTAATTCTAATTCTTTTTTCTCAGCTTCAGATAAATTATCTTGACCTGGTTTAATATCAACATCTCTATAAAATCCTAAAACTTGTTGTTTACGTAATTCGTTTTCTGAAATCTTAATTCTATGTATAATTGATTCTGCATCCTCAAGTGATGTAGCTGTATAAGGAACAACTAAATCTTCAGCAGGTACAAATTTAGAAACTGCTCTTTGTAATAAATCATCATAATAAACTTTTTTAAATGCAGACCCTGCAAGAGGTAAATAAAATAACATTTGATCAAACTCAGGTTCATACTCTGTCATTTTATCCATAATTTGATAGTTCATAAAATCTTTAACACGATTTGCTTGTTGTGTTTTTTCTGATGTGCTGACGCCGACAACTTGAGTTCTTACCGGCCCGTTTGCAGGTAATAATTCTTTGTACGCCAAAGCTTGAAATTGAGTTACAGCTTCTGCAAGAACAGGGTGAGTTGCACCTGACGCACCTGAAAAAGGTTCAGTTCTATTTTCATATTTGAACCCTAACAAGTCTAATCCTTGGGTGTAAGTTTTTTCCCAATCTTTTCTTGAATTTTTATAATCTTGATAATTTTGAAATAACTGTGATCCTAAGAAAGATAATTCTTGATCTTCAACAAACTCTGCTAAGTTTGCATTAAAATCTTGAGCTTCCATTTCAGCCATGGCACCTGGATCAAAATTAATTTCTGCTCCACCATCTTCAGTTTCCATAATGTCTACTTCACCTTCAGAAGTTTCAACTTGTTCCTTAAGTTGCTCTTCCATTTCGATCGCTAGATCGTCAGCGGTCTCTTCAGGTTGTTCTTTTATGTTTGGTAACGACTTGTCTATTTCTGCCATTAATTTTCTCCGATCTTATTGTTTTTACAGTATTATATTTAATATTCAAGCCCTGTGGATTAGGTCCTCGTTTTGGCGGTGGCCCGAATTTCTTACCTATCATTTATTCGTATATCTCAGTTCCAGGTTTAGGTTCAATCCCCTCGTTTTTTAACTTTTCTTCATCAATCCATTTTCTTGCTTTATCTCTAAATCTTGTATCATTTGGATGTATGTGATTAAATTTTGCTAAATCATCAGCTATTTCGTCATAAGTCTCAGTATCAACTCCATATTCAATATCTTTTAGTTTACCATCTCCATCTGGTTTAACGGTAATATCATCAAAAAATACAGCGCCTGTTTCAGGATCTTTTTCAAATTGAAATACTTCTTCTGAATAACCATAATCGCCTCGGTCATTAACTTTATTGATTGTAAATCCATTTACATCTTCTGCATATTCATATTTTTCAAATTGATAAACTACAGGTCCTGATCCTGGTTTTGGAGCATCAATAACTTTACCTTTTAATTTGATAGTTTGAATTAAATCAGAAATAATCTCAGGAACACCATCAATTCTTCTTCCACCATATGTTGCAGCTTTTTGTACAAGTTTCTTAGCGGAGTCTTTTCGTCCAAGTCTCAAGAGGCCCGCTGCGAATGCCGCGACACCTGCGCCAATAAAACCTACTCCTTTGATAAAGCCTCTTCTTCCTGGATTCTGAACTTGTGGTATTTGATTTGGATCAATAGGTAAGGTTGGTTTGTCAAAAGGTGTTTTCATTTTATCTTTAGGGTCACCACCTTCACTCATTCCAACTCTTCCACCCTCAGCAAATAAATTTTCTACAGCTTCATATGCTTGCATAATTTTTTCACCGGTTGGATCATAAATTTCTCTTTGAATAAATTGGAAAGGTCTTCTGTATCCTTGTTCTTCTGCTCTTTTTTTATTTGCTTCAAGGTAACTTCTGTAAGCTCTTCCGTATGCTTCTTCTTCTCGATCAAGGTTAGGATCTAGAAAATCTTTTTGTAATTGTTTTCTTTGTTTATCCATTGCAGGTCGTAAAGACTCTACCGTGAAAAAGTCTTCGGTCGATTCTTCACCTGTTTCTGGTTGAACTGTTTCTTCAAAAGCTACATTAGCATCAAGCTTTCCTTCATTCGCAAGTTTTTTCTGGTACGCTCTTACGTCTTCAATATCTTCAGGGGCAGCATATTTTAAAATTTGTTCTTCTTCGGTAGAACCAGCTCCAACCAAACCAAAAAGTGATTCACCTAGTACTTGATCAAAAGGTTTTCCTTCTGCAATACTTCCAACAGCAAATAAACTTTCAATACCCAGTTCAGCTAATACTCCTAAACCAACTCTCGCCATAGGAGTTTTAAAAAATTTTCTAACTTGACTCATTGCCCCTGGATCTCCAGCTTTAGCTTTATTTAAAATTTCTTTACCTCTAAGAAAACAACTACTCTTATTATTAAATTTAACAGGGCCACCATCTGAATATGTTGGAAGGCATTTTCCTCCAGGTAATAGACTAACAAGATTAGTTGCATCTTGAGGTTTTAT